TAGTGTTAAGAATATTGCTAATTTGCTGTTTTCTACTGCTCCTTTGGGTGCTGGTAAAGTTTTAAAAAAGGTTAAAGGTGGGGCTGTTGGCACCAAAGGTGCTACAAACGCTGTAAACGATTTTGCTTCTATAATCAAGTTGCTTATGGGTAGGCAAAACAAATAACAGTTTTGGGGAACAATTCCCGTATGAGTGATGATTAAAAACTCTGTCCCCGCCCATTCCTTATATGGTGTACCTGTTTATGGTAACCGTCCTGCTGGTGCAACTGCAGGTTCTAAACTTGCGTCTGGTAGTGGACCGTACATTGGTCGTGGCGACAAATGTACGGGCAACGATGATACCTGTGGAGCCAATCGGGTGCGTGGACAAGAACTGTGCGTAGGTCATTCACGCAAAACCACAAAACCCACTGTCCTTAAGGAGTCATAATGGCTTACCAAACGATGACTGCTGCTACTTTGCGTAGCACAGTCCGAGACATCACTGACCTTGACACTGAGGACCTATCTGATTCTTTGCTTAATCTTTATATCCGTGACGGGTATTACCGTATTTTGGATTTGGAGCAGCGTTGGACTTTTCTGGAAACTTCGTTTACTTTTAGTACGGTTGCTAACCAAAGGGCTTATACGGTTGCCGATTTGACGGCTGACCCTATTGCTAGTGTTGTTTCTATTACGGACGCTACGGGTGTTGGTAAGCGTTTGGAGATGGTTGGGTATGACACTCTTGAGGAAACCTATTTGGGTACTTATGATACTTCTGGTGACCCACTGTTTTATGCTGTGTGGCAGGGGAAGATTCATTTGTTTCCTAAGCCTAGTAATGTTCGGACTTTGACGGCTCGTGGTTATCGTGAGCCTATTGATTGGGCTACTACTGGTGGTGCTGTGGATGCTAGCCCTAATTTGCATTTTGCTTTAGTTTATTATGCTTGTTCCCGTATTTTCCAAAGTTTGGAAGATGCGGCTATGGCTGAGGTTTATAAACGGGCTTTTGATGAAGGTGTGCAAATAGCGAGAGCGAATGTTACTAAGCCAACTAGTCATGCTTACACGATTGTGTCTGCTGGTCGTACCAAGGGTCGTCCAACCTTTAATGGTTGGACTGCTACTTTGGGACGGAACTTTGATTGGAGCCAGTATTAATGGCTGGTTTAAACATTGTTGAGGTGTCTGATTTTACTGGTGGCATAAACTTTCGTGCCGACCAGTTTCAGTTGGCTAGTTATGAGTCACCCAAAATGTTGAATGTTGAAATTGACCCTAGAGGGGGTGTGTTCTCTCGTGGTGCGCAACGCCAGTTGAACACTACTGCGGTGGCTGGTACTTGGGCACCTAAAAGGATTGTACCTTTTTATGGTGCTACTAGTTATGTTATGTTGTTTACTGCTACTCGTGTTTATAAATCTTCTGGCGGAAACTTTTCTAAGTTGGAGTATTCGTCTGGTAATGATGTCGTTGCTACTAATGCTGATGGTATGGCTTCGGCTGTTTGGGGTGACAAACTATATTTGTCTGATGCTGGTTCTGTTTATCGTTGGGAAACTGGTGACACTTATGCAACAGCGTTAACTGCTGTTGCTACAGGTAACTTTTTGACTACGACACCTGATGCTAGTGTGCATACTTTGTTTAAGGCTAAACATTTGGCTGTTCACGCAAACAAAATGTTTGCTGCTGATGTAACTTTTGATTCAACCAATTACCCTAATCGGGTTTATTGGTCGTTAGAAAACTCTCCTGAGAACTGGAACGCAACAAACTATATTGAAGTTAATGCTGGCGGTAACGGTATTAAAGGTTTGGCTAATGTTTCTGGTCAGTTAATGATTTTTAAAGAAAACGCTATATATGTTTTGACTGGTTATGATACCGATACTTTTCAAGTTGTTGAGTTAACTAACCGTTTGGGTGTGCAATCTTCTCGCAGTGTTGCTATTTCTGATGCTGGAGTATATTTTTATGTTCATAATGATGGAACATATTTTTATAATGGTTCCACCATTAAGGATATGTTTGCGAATATTCGTCCTGTTTTTGATTTAGGTTACATTAACGAAACCGACCATGAATCTATTAGTTTGTCTTGGTGTGGTCGGCGTGTGTGGTTGTCCGAACCGTATTCTACTTCTACCACTGTTTCTACACCTACGGTAAATTTTATTTTGGACCCATCTATTCGTGATGGTGTTTACACAATTTTTTCTACTAGCGACTCCAAGGGTTTGATTTCTGGTTGCGATTGGACTGATTCTAGTAACAATGATTATAAGTTGATGATTCATCCAACTGAACCTTATGTTTTAAAAGTTGACATGTATGGTGACGAGTACGACAATATTACTGGTACTGATGCAGGTTTTGCTAGTTTTTATCGGACACGCTGGTTTGATGGCGGTTCGTATATGCAAAAGAAAATGTTTCGCAGACCTGATGTTGTTGTCAAAGAAGTTACTACACCACAAACTATTGTGGTAAATGTTTACCATAACTTTGATGAAAGTGTTGGTAATGAACGCCGTGTATTTAACTTGACTCAAACTCCTCCTGTTACTGGTCTTATTTGGGGTTCAGGTTTATGGGGTGAAAACTGGTCTGCTGGTGCTATTTCTAGCACTATTTTGACTGGAGCGAATTTGGGTTTAGCAAAATGTATTCAACTTGAATTTAATGGTCCATCAGGACAAAAGTGGGGTATCAACAGTATCGGATACAAATATCAGGCACGGAAAGTTAAAGGTTAATTATGGCTACACTAACATTTACTAATACATTTACCAACGGCACGGCTGCCGTTGCTACAGAAGTTAACGCAAACTTTAACGATGTAAAAGTTTTTACTGAAGGTATTGCTGCTGGGACAAACATTGATTCTGGTGCGGTAACATACGCAAAAATTGCTACTGCAGCAGTAACCAGCATCACTAATGATGTGATTGCTTCGGCATCTTCTAGCGACCAAACTGTTTTGGGTTCACAGATTTTCGGCTAATGGCTTGGAACTCACCTTTCTTGTCCACGCTGAGTGGTACCGATAAGGATGCTTTGCAGAGCATCTTTTCTTCGTTGCGTGGCGAGTTGGAACGGTTGCAACTAGAAATTGATGATTTGAAAAGTAAGCCTGCAAATAAGTTTAAAGAACAACAGACGAGGTATTAAATGAGCATGATGGATGCTGTCTCAGGCAATTATGGTTTAAGTGAAGCAGGTGCGATTCTTCGTAGGAAGAATCGTTCTATCGCTAATCAACAGGCTGCCACACTAGGTCAGCAGCGTGGGTCACGCAAGATGTCTGATATTACTAAACAGTATGTTGAAGGTTTTGCACCTAAAATGGCGCAATATGGTAGGCGTGGTTTGGCTGGTCCTAATGTGACTTCGGGTATTCAGCGTTCAGGTTTGGAAAAGTATGCAACCAATTTGCAAAGCAACTTGGGTGCAGAAACATTAAACTTGCAAGACCAACTAAACCGAATTAGCACGGACGAGGCGGCTTCGGAGTCCGAGTTGCAACAGTATATAAACGATTTGGCTTTGGCTAAAAATCAACGGATTATTGATACTGCTACGGCTTTGCGCCAGTTACAAGGATATTAATTATGGCTATTGTTTATAAAAATGGTCGTCTGGTACGAGAGTCCAGCACTACTACTACAACTACTACACCTAGTAGTGGCGGTTCGGGTGGTTTCAGTCCAGAGGAAATTGCTGCTGCAATAGATATTTATGAGCAAAACAAAAAACCTCCTAGTGGTGGTGCGGTTCAACCTAATTTGCCACCGTTGACTCCTGAGCAACAAAAGTCTCGTTTGGCATTTGAAAAAAATGCTGCAGCAGAAGGTGAAGCACGGATGCTTGCGTTAAAAGCCGATGAGAAAGCAAGAACTGCTTGGGGTAAAGAAGATGCTGATGGTGATGGCATCCCTAACAGTATAGATAAAAGTAACAGTCCACCACAAGGTGGTGGTGGAAAAGGAAACACAAACATGGCTACTAATACTCCTATAAAATCTTATATTGCTAACCAGTTGCGTATGTCAGGTTTGCCTGACACTCCTGCTAATCGTGCTATGTTGCGTAAAGAATATCTTGCTATTGAAACTGCTAATGCCAAGGAAACTGTG